TTATGAATTAAACAACATAAATACATTTCCTGTTTGAATTTCCTCGTCACTTTTCATACTTCTAATTTTTCGTTCCAGTTGGTCTATACGATTCAATAAGTTTTCATGGAAATCTGAAATGGTAATATCATTATCGACTTTATATGTTTTCATTAAAGAAGGATTGTTGGCGATTGATTCAAGAATGGATAAAGCAGTTTTATAGATGTTGCGTTTGTTAGTTGCACTGGAAGGAACGTATTCATCGTGTGGATTTAATTCATTTTCTTGTAGATAAACCGCTAATTCGTTTTGGTCTAATTCAATGCCTTTAATTTCTAAAAGCAAGCGTTGTAAGTTGGTCATATAAAAAACCTCCTTTAGAAAATAAAAAAGTCGCTTATTAGCGACTGTTCTCTAAAATAAAATTAATAACGTTGAATAATTTCTAATGCTCTTTTATAACAATCTAACTGTAAATGTCTATATTGTATATATCTTTTAAATAATTCATCAGCATCTGGTAATTTACTAAATATTGATTTAATTTCTTCCAATTCATCTTCAGTTAATACTTTATTAGCAACAATAAATTTTAACTTCCATAACTCTAATTTCGTTTCATATGAGCCAATATAATAATCTATCGCAGTTAATAAATGTTTTATACTATCGTTATATGCTTCCTTTGCATTTGAAGGTAAATCATAAATTTTTGCATTGTTTTGTATCATTTCTTTAGTAAATTTAATATTTTCCACAATCTTTTCATACTGTTCAATTTTTACATCAATTGGGATAAGATCATCTAAAATTTGTTCTTCTAAATCATTAGTAAAGTTTTCACAATTAGAAACTAAATCCTGTAATTTTTCAGCATGATTTACACAAACATCAATGTAATAATCTCTCTTCTTTGCTTTTTCATAATTCTTAACTCTCTGCTTATCCATTTCTTTAGCCCATGAAAATAATGCTTTTTTAAACATACCCATAAAAAATCCCTCCTTTTTGACTAGTATATTCGTCATAAAGGAAGGAATTTCCTTGTTTAATTCTGTTATTCTTTTGATTCGTCACTTGGCTTTTCTGTTAAATCAAAATATAAGTATAAAGTTTCATAAATATCATCTGTTACTTCCTCAATTTTGAATTGAGATTTAACAAATTTTCCTTTATAAATCCCTTTATTTGTTTCTACTTCAAACTCCTCACTGTTTTTAATTAGTTGTAACAATTCGGAAACATTTGTTCTTCGGTATTCAAAAAATGGACTACCATCGGAAATATCGCAACAAATAACCGAGATAAACTCACTATATTCCTTTTCTAGAATTATATAACTTCCTTCAACTGTGCCATCTTCTATATGAGGGATTATGGTCTTTAATTGGTATCCCTCCTCTTTCATATGATTTAAAGTATGATTTAAAGAATCAATAACCTTGTCATTCAGAATTTCAACATGTCCATTTGAGTAATTAAGTTTAAGTACATCATATTCCATTATAAAAACACTCTCCTTTCGGAGATATAATTCTCTAAAACACACCAAAATCCTGTATATAATTGTAAAAAATTTATGAACTTAACCCATTCTTTTTACATGCTCATCTTCATCATCCAATCGAGAAAGAATATGTAATAAATCATTCATTATATGCTCTTTTGTGTATTCATCATCTTCTAATTGATTAATGACTTTGAGAAGTTTATACTTTAATTCGCAAATGATTTCTTTTTGCAGTAGGCGATTCATTTTTTTACTGCCCCTTTCTTATAAACTATCTGTGGGTGAGGAAAAGCGTTTGCTATGCGCAATTTTTGGGCTTGAAGGGGTGTCCGTTTATACATTTTTAGTTGCATACAAATGTATATGATATACATTATCAGTTTACATAATTCCAACTATGAGAAGTTGATGTAAAAAAGAAACATTGATATATCAACGTTTTTTAGACCTTCAAAATTTATCGATTTTTGCATATTTATACTATATGGATTTATCAAGGTTTCTAGCGTTCCTATTTTCATTATTTCCCACGATTTTTGCATATTTTTTGCATAAAACCATGAATAAAAACTTGGTTTTATTTAAAGTAAAATAGTCCATCTATACGCCTATCCAGTCCATTTCTTGACTTGACCGCCTGCCCTGCCTTGCAACCCTTTTTTATTTTATTATTATTTTGCGCCTATACATAACATGTGCGAGCAGGCGGATATAGTATTTGTCAACTCAATCCTTTGTCACGTTTACATTTTCATTAAACACAACATATTGTGTCTAATTATCAACACTACCACTATATATAGTGTTATTTTCTTCCTTCAATCTCATCATCTCTTGCTGAACATCATATACATATGGATTCTGTTCTAGCATCGTTTGCAAACTCAATCCACCTATTTCACGCAACGATTTCATATTCTCGATAATTTCCTTATCACTTGAAGGCAATGCATACTGGAATACCATTCCAAGTGAATTAAATTCTTCATCTGTAAACGTTACGCCTTTATATTCAAGCAATCGTCTAATCTTCTCAAAACGTTGCTCAATACCTTCTCTCATGTATTCCTCATTTATTGACGCTTTAATCTCTGCTAATTGGAATAAAAGTTTAATCGAAACTTCCGACAGATTGCTTATGTCTGTCTTATTCAATGAAACTGCTGGTGTCTGCGATATATCTAACAATGCTTGCAACAATGTTTTATACAATGTTTGGAATGTTTGATAATCTGTTTTATTTGTTTCAAGACGAAAATCGCCACCGTCATCAAGGTTAATACCTTTACCTACAACATCATTAGGTAATTCACCTTTCAACTGTTGACCAACTGAAACTGCAATCGGGTCCATGAATTTATAAAATGTGTCCATGTATTTACTGATTAAATCTTCCATGTTGTCAAGGATACTTATCCAATCCTCTAATTCGCTTCTACCTATACTTTCATCAACTTCATTTACTGTTTTAAACACAATAGGTAATCCCGAAAGGTTTGCATATCTTCCTGTTAATCTTAATTGTCCGCCTTTGTTATCGTATGCTTCAACAACATCATTAGTATAAACGATATAATAATCTATACCATCCACCATGTATGCTTGTATAAATGCAATCATTTCATTTTCATGATTATAAACTGGATACCCTTCACTAGCATCAATCAGTTTACTTTTGATTGTATTCTTATCTAAATACACATACTCATACACTTGCCCATACTTCAACATCTTATCTAAAATTTTACGATTCAGCCGATCATATCGCCCTTGTCGATTTACTTTTTGATATTCTTTTACAATGCGCTCTTTTCCTGTAATTGTGATCGGGTGTTGAAGAAGAAATGATGTTTGGAAGTTCAATAACGTCTTTGCATATTGCAAAATAATTTTTCTTGGATGAAATTCTTTGCCGTTATAAATGTACGGCTGCTTTTGTAATATCTTATGACTTCCGTTCAAATAGTCCTTTAAATTCATTACATTCATTACTCTTTGCTGATTCGATACGGATTGTACTTCCTCAATAAACCAATCTGAACGCCCTTCATAAAATTCCTTTATGTATTGTTGAAGATTCATTTATATTCCCCCTTTTAAAAGTGAAATAAAAAAGAGGTGTACCAACTGGCACACCTTTACACGAACATGCACAATACTGTGCAAACTCGTTCAAGTTTGGTATTTATTGATTTCTTTTGCTCAACAAATAAAATTAAATATCTACATAGTATTTTGCCTGTTTCATTGCTTGACATGCCATAGCCACTGCAATTACAAGGTCATCGTGATTATTTTGACCTTTCTTGTTACCCATTCGCCCTTTGTTATCTTCTTGATATATTTTCATTTGTTCCAGTGTTTGTACGCACTCAATATTAATCAAATTCAGTTCAAACATTTCCTTCATATCGTTTATAATAATCGGCTTTGTTACATTTGTAGTTTGGAAGCCAAGTTGCATTTTACGTTTACCTCTTTGGTCAAACACTTTCTGTTTTAATAAGTTCATATATCCATAATCTTTCCGTAAACGTTCCAGTAAAGGCAATCCCAGTGAGTTCCTTTCAACACAAATAAAGGCGTAATTATAAAAACGCCCTAATTCATTCACTATTTCAGCAAATTTATAAACTGGAACATCATTTGCATAGAATGAAGCGACTTGCTGTCCATCAGCATCAAATATACTCATTGTTGAATAGTCGCCACCTTGACCACTCGATACGTCCACGCCTGCATAATGTCTAATTTTAGGTTTTGGTAAATGATAGATGAATAGATTTTTGTTTAAATAAGGTTGTAAGGTATCGGGTAAAACCCCCATGACCTCTTTTGTTTCTAAAGGCGGTATCACATAATGCAATCGTTCAATTATCTTTGCAGTGTCAAATACTGCTTTATTTGTTTCCATAAATGCTTCATCGGGAGTTGTGGGAAATTCACGTCTAAACTTTTCGAGGGAGTTTGTTTGTATGTAATAACGTCTAAACATTAACTGTCTATATGTAGCACCGTATTTATCACGCAAAATCTTTTCATCATGATCTAAATCCTCATATGTCATTCTGCGCCCTTGATTATTTAACTTAAACCAATTCTCTGCTTCATCAAATGTATGTTTAAATTGTGATTGATACGCCTTTGCAAGCCATGAAAAGAAAAACGCCTTCCAAACACTTTCGTTATCTCTATACGCCTTCATAAACATTTCTTGATATGTGTTGTAGCCAAAGGCAGTCGATTCAATCCATATCATACTGGATTCGTTTTTCGCTAATGCCGGAATACATGTTGCAATTATTTCTTCTTGTACTTGTGGAGGGTACTTTGCCATTTCTGAAAGATGAATAAATTGAAATGTATTACCCGAAATTGAATCTTCACCATTTGCAGTAGCAATAATGATTCGGCTGCCATTGTCTAAATATAATTCATCTCGGTTGTTTAAAAGTGTTTTCGGGAATAAATTCGGGTATTTGTCATGCGGTAAACTCTTGTACATTTTCTTGAGTTTAACGAATAAACTTTTTGAAACAGAAGCATGATGAGTCATTATGATATAGTTTGTATCGGGCTTTGTACATGCACTATACAACATATAAGCAAGGGAAAGTGTTGTGAATCCAATCTGTCGCCCTTTTAGAATGATATTGTATTTTGACATTTCATCTATGTATTGCGACTGTTCAGCGTTCAAAACAAACGGAATAGTATCCCCATTATTGTCAATAATTTTAATGAAATTCTTTGCAAACAATTTAAAATCGTTCATAATGATTTTTAATTTTTCTTCTTTGGTCAATCTTTTAGCCAATCAATCTCACCTCCTGCAAAAAGAAAAAAGGTATCGCCAACTATTGCGATACCTTCCTCACATATGAGTAACCCCCTACGCAAAATCTGCGTATCCTAAATCTCTAAATCATCCTCTTCTTCTTGTACTTCCTCTTGTTGTTTCTTGTTTGTCTGATTCATTGCTTTTTGAAGTTGATTCATATCCTTATGTAACTGTAAAAATAATTTCACTGCCTTTTCATCACCTTGTTTCGCCTTTTCTGAAACAACGTCATATATTGCTTCAAGGTCACGTTGCATTTTGCCCTTCATATACAACATGTACAATTCAAAATATTCATCTGTTTGTTCCCAATTGTGAAACACGATAAATGATTGTCTATCCGCCCATTTCAGAAACTCTTCATCAGACATAGAAAGAATGTGTGCATTTTTTGCTGTCCGTATTTGAAATTTTCTCATAAAGTACGCTCTTTTGCGCCAATCTAGTTTCGATAGTGCTTTATGAATGTTCATTGTTTATCCTCCTTTGAAGCAAGGTATTGTTCTAAATGCTTTATTTCAGACAACATATCACGAATAATTAAACGTTGCTCAAGAAGATTTAATTTCATATTTGAAACTTGAAGTGATAATAAATCTAAACGATTCATATAAGATTCCTCCTATTTGATTAATTTTTGATTAAATAAAAAATGGACTAGCAAAACGCTAGTCCATCATTTGAAATTCAAAAAGGTTATCTTTTTGCGGTATATATAACATAGTATATTTTAACTGTATTGTTTATTTATAATTCTAAAAGGTTATATATTTACGGTATATATAATAATATACAAATAATTAATAATAGATATAATGTAATAATAAATATAATTAATTATTCTATATATTATATATACCGTAATTTTGTAACCTTTTTAATTTATAACTTATATGTATAATCAAATGTTATATGTTATATATACCGTAAATTTGTTACCTTTTTAATTTTTATCTGGTAGCATATCCATCTGTTCTTCAACTTGTTCTTTTAGTTTTACTTCTTCTTCTAATCGTTTGTAATACGTTTCAACACTAATAACTTTTCTCTTTTGATATTGTTTTGATGTTAGTCTAAAAATTGGACACGGAGAACAGGGAGATTATAATAAACTTAATTACAATAGGTTCGAGGTGTCCAATCATGAAAAAGAGAACATTTGATCAAGAATACAAGATTCAAGCTGTTGAGTTATGCTTGGAGGGGGACAAGTCCATCGCACAAGTGGCAAAAGAGTTAGGTTTGGCTTAC